AAACTACTCGGGGCGGTTTGTGAAATAACTCTTCCTTCCGCCCTTCAAGGTTTAATCGAGTTAGGCTCAATCAAATATAAAGGAAGAGTTATGGACTATATTCTACAAGACTTCAAGGTTTCTTACGAAATTTCAAGTGCTATTGCAAAAAGCGGTGCTAAAGGTGAGATGAACGGACGGGCTTACTCAAGCTCCGTAAAGATTACTGCACGTAATCGATACGAGGAAGAGAATTCGGTAACGAATTGCGTCGATCTTAAAGAACAAGAACTCATAGTTAGAATTCTTTGCAAAGATGATCTAACAGCTGGGGTTCTTACCACAAAATTCAATCAATTTTTCAAAAACAAGGGTGTTTTAAAATTTAACGCTGGGCTTCCGTCTTTCAACAATGGCGCATATACCCTTACCACTGATGAGGACGATGCCTATTGGATAAATTTCTTAAACAACGTTTCTCCTAAAAAATAACAAGCTTTACAAAGCCGATCCGTGTGGTCGGCTTGATAAAGTCTGCGCGTGACTTAAATTTTTTGAGGAGAATTTATTATGAATAAATTCAAAGAGTTTATCAAGAGCAAGGCTACTAAGGCTTTTGCTGCTGTCGGTTTTGGTGTTGCTGGTGCGACTAATGCTGTTGCTGATGTAAGCTATACCGCTGGAACTGGTTTCAGCGGTTCGATCGATTTAACCCCTTTTTATAGTGCTGTTACGATTATTATCGTTGTTCTTGGTGCTATTTATGCTGTTAAAACAGGGCTTAGCTTATTTAAGAAATAGCTTTTACCGCCCTTTTCGGGCGGTATCTCTTAAAAGGGTTTAAAAATGCAGATTTCTATTTTACATATGTCTTTACTTTTAAACGCTTTTTATGCGATTTTGGCACTTTCGTTTTTTGCGATTAAGTCTATTTTTGCAGGTTTGGACCTTTTTTCAAAATGAGCGAAGCGGAAGTTTTAAATTTAACCGGTTTGAGCTTGGAGCGATACAGCTCTTTGATGGCGCTTAGCGGTTGTCTTTGCGGTTTTTTATTCGTCTTAGGGATATTTCTTGCTATTTCTAAGATTAAATAAGGTTTTCGGGGGTTTGCGATGGAATTTGTTTTAATCGATTGGATTGGCAATAAATCTTTTGATTATTTCTTTAGCCTTTTCTTTTGGTTTGGCGTTGCAAATATCCCGTTTCAGTTGGCTTTTACGCTATTTTCGCGCCGTTGGTCTTAGGTTACTTCGCTTATTTGCTTGCCTACAAACGAAGCGAAGCGCGCGCGGTGTGTAGCTTTCGGACGCCCGAAAGCCGCCGCGCATAACAGGGTCGCAGGGGGAGCCGATTTTATGAGCTTGCGATTAAAATCGGGTTCGCTCCCCCTACGCAAATTTAAGGAAGAGTAAAAATGTTTAACAAATTAAAATTTATCCCTTTTATTTTAATATTCTTGGTTACTTTTTCTTTTTCCGTTAATATTCCTCTTTCGTCTAGTTCTTACGATTATCGTTTCAGAATTTCTACCGCTGGCGATATGTGGCTTTATGATGGCATAGTCGATGGTGTTGTTGAGTATTGCCAATATACTCGGATTGAGAATAATGCTTATGCGCAACCTAATTTTAACGAGTCTGCTTTTAAAAAGGATTCTTTTTATTCTCAATCAGATCCAACCTCTAAATCTCCTGATGGTTATTTCGATGATCCTGCCACTATTTATAAATTTTTAGGTTCTGAAATTTATGAGGGTAGTGTATCCTTTAAACACGAAACCTATTCATGGGCTAAAAAGCCTAATTCTATTCAAAAGATTTGCGTTCAATGTGATACCAAAGCAGGTGAGTATTTCGATTCTACTACTGGTTTATGTGTTGATAAGTGCGAGGATATCACTAATCAGTCTGATCGCTTGAATTGTATGTGTAAACGTGCGGGAAAAATTGGTTATAGCGGAGATTTTATTTCTATGTTTGTCGGTGGTGATGGTTCTAGCGTTTGTGAATATGGTTGTAAAACTACTAAAGATGATCCAGAGGCTAGACCTAATGGTGATGGAACAGAATTTTATGCTTGGTATACTATTAAGGATACCGATATAAATGCTGATGGTTTTTGTTTTCAGGATGATATTTATGCGCCTAATGTTATGCCTAGTCCAAATCCTAAGCCAGATGATCCGGGTAATAACAATGGCACAAAACCGGGTGGCGGCGGCGGTAATCCTAAGCCTGA